CCACCGAAGTTATCAGTGTCAGAAGTCATGGGCCATCTGAAAGGAAGAACAGCAATCAGGCTGTTCAACAAGTTCCCCTACCTGCGTAAGCACAAGTTATGGGGCAATCACTTTTGGGCCAAAGGATACTGCGTGGATACAGTGGGCGTGAATGCTGAAATGATCCGTAAATATGTAAAATATCAAGAGAAGCATGAAGTTGAAGATAAACAACTGTCGCTTCATGAGGTGTGAAGAGAGGGCTCTAAGAGTCCGAACTTAGTACGCCCCTATGGGGCGGAAAACAAAGCCGCCTTCTATGAAGGCGGATTTTTACTTCTGGAACTAATATGGCCCTTATCGACGAATTTCTCTATGCGCTGGGTTTTCAGGCCGACCTGCGCGGCGGCCAGGCGTTTGACGAGCAGCTGCAGCGTATCGGCGACCACGGTGAAAGCACCCGCCATTCCCTGCTCAGCACCATCACGGCGGCCAACCTGCTCTCCCACGCGCTGGAAAAGGGGGCGGAGATGGCAAAAGAGGTCGGCGGTGAATTTATCCGCACAGCGAAAGAAATGGAGGACATGAAGGTCACCTTCGAGTCGCTTTACACCACGGCGGCAGAGGGTGAGCAGAAGTTTCACTGGCTGGTTAATTTTGCACGCGTCAACCCGGTAATGGGGCTGGACGCAGCGAAAGAGGCCTTCCTGTCGCTGAAAAATAACGGCGTTGAGCCGACTGTTGCCGCCATGAAGGCAATGGGCGATACCATGGCCGCCATGCCGGGGATCGGCTACATGCTGGGTAAAGACGTCGGCGAACTGCTGGAAGGCCGCTATGCCATGGGCGGTGCGATTGCCCAGGCCGGGATCAAGCTGCACAGGAGCAGTAAAGGCGGCGAAACGTCCTATCACGGCTCCTACATCAACAGGGAAGGCCAGACAATACCCATCAAGCTGGATATCAGCGATGCGAATAAAACTATTGAGCAGCTGACTAAAATTCTTGACGACCGCTTCGGCGGTACCATGGATAAACACGCTAAAACCATGACGGGCTTGATTGCACGCTGGGGCAACGACTGGCAGACCTTCCAGATGCAGGTGATGGACAACCACGTATTTGCCGCGCTGGAAGATGAGCTATTCAGTATGATCACCCAGTGGGAAGCCTGGGCGAAATCACCCGATGCGCACGAGATGCTGGCGGGCATCAGTCAGATCCTGACGCTGATTGTGAAAATCGTGGCGGAGGCTATCCGGCTGACCGGGCTGGTGGCTGAAAAATTCAGTCAGTGGTTTGGCAGTGTGCACAGCGTTGAATTCCTTCTCGCCAGCATTTTTCTCGTGTCGAAATGGACAACCATCATCGGCCTGGTGGCAAAACTTGCCGGCGGATTCCGTGATGTGGCGGCGGCACTTGAGCTGGTCCGCGACGGCGAAGCCGTTGTGGCGGCACTGACCGCGCTGATTGATCCGCTGGCCCTGCTGCCGGGGCTGATAGCGGTGGGCGTCGTCGGGGCGATCGCGGGCATTGCCTCCCTGATTAAAAAGTGGGACGAGTTTAAGCTCGGCATTCTGGATAAAGGATATCTGAACGATTTTTTCAGCGCCTTTGAGCATGGCATTACCCGCATGATGGCCTGGTTCCGCTACTGGCTGGACTATATGGACATCGGCACTTTGAAAGGACGCCAGGCGCTGTCCTCTATTGGTCTTGCCCCTGAACTGTCGGACGCAGAAAAGAAAGAACTTGCCGACAAGCAGAAGGCGCATCAGGGCGGTGTCGGCAGATACATGGATGATGAGGTGGCAAAAGATGATGCCGCTCAGAAGCACCGGCAGGGCAGCGGTGATTACCTTAAAACGCTGAAGGCCGCGCATCCCGACTGGACGCTGGGGCAGATTGCGCAGTGGACGAAGGCGAATCGCCCGGCAGCCTACCGTGATTATTTCACCCTGCCATCCGGCCCGGTAAAAGCCGATCCGGCCACAGCGGCATCCTGTGCTGCAGGTAAAAAGTTCAGTACTCATGACTCTGCCGCCACTGATAAACCGGGAGAGAAAACCACGCCGGTTGAGCATAAAGACGATCACTCTGTGAACATTCACGGCCCGGTCAACGTTTATACCCAGGACGCTGCCGGTTTTGCGGCGGGGCTGCGTGAGGCAAACAGCGGGCTGGCCTCATCAATGGAAAATCACGGTACCGGAGGAAGGCGATATTGAGCGACGCAGCGGTCACAACCAGAATCGGCACCTTTGTTTTCGACGTGGTGACGGAGGAAAGCCACCACTCTGAGCTTAAAGTCACAGATAACCCGGTCGAGTCCGGCTCGCAGATTTCCGATCACGCGATACTGACGCCACGACCTTTTGAAATCACCGGCATCATGGTGGACTTCGATCCGACGGACACGCTGTTTAATCAGCTGGCGGAGGATAATTATGTCCGTGAGCCGGATTTTATCGACGACCTGCCCATCCCGGGCGAAATCAAAAGCCTTACCGCGCAGGGCGTCAGCCTGGCAAACCGGGTGCTGGACCAGGTGGCGTCTGCGGCCAGTTCGCTGGTGGGTGGTTCATCCGGCCAGCGGGCGCTGGCACCCTGGCTGCCGTCCCTGCTGGACACGGATTCAGCGGACCTGGCGACCAGCGATCAGCGTGTTGCCGATGCGCTGAAGGCACTGCGCAGCATGCAGCAGTCCGCTACCCCGATCGCCATTACCACGCAGACGGCGAGCTACGATCAGTGCCTGCTGCTGAATGTGGACGTAAAGTTCACCCGCACCGGATCAGCAGTATTCAGTCTGAAATGTCGTGAGATATTTATCACGACCACGCAGACGGCCAGAGGTTTAAAGATTCCCTCACAGGGTAAAACCGGCGGGCGCACCGCAAAACAGGCCGCAAAGGCGGTGGATAAAGGTAATCAGCAGCTTCAGCAGGCAGACCTGCCGCCGGAACTGAAGGAGCAGGCCGCCGCGTTGGGTATTGAAAATTAGGGGAAACCTGCCGGCGGACATACGCCACCGATTAAGCGTTGAAGCAATTTGCAAAAAACAAAGTCCCGACTGTTTACGCAGTGCGGGCTTTTTTCATGTGAGCCGGAGAACGGGCATGGCAACATTTTACAGACTCGCGGTCAGCAGCGATCCGTACCAGACCCTGAAGGTCACGGTCGGCAGCACCAGGTATCAGCTGAGCCTGCGTTATAACCCGGTACCGCCTGGCGGGCAGTGGCTGGTGGATATTTCTGACGCCGGTACTAATAAGGCCCTCATCAGCGGCTATGCCCTGGTCTGCGGCGTGCCGGTGCTGAAGCGCACCCGCCTGCCGTTCTGGCTTTACCTGTACGACAGCAGCGGCAATGCGCTGAACCCTTACGGCGGCAGCGACATGGGCAGCCGCTGCATTCTTTACCTGATGGACAGGAGCAATGACAGCGATTAAGCAGTATGGCCGTCAGTACATTCTGACGATCGGCAACAGTAAAGAATCCATTCAGATTAACAACCTCCGCATCGCCTTCAGCATTTCCCACACCCACGACAAAACGCCCAACAAGGCCACGCTCCGCGTCTGGAACCTGACCCCTTCACACCGGCATCAGGTGACCGGCGGCGAGTTTAAGCAGGTCGCGCTGGCGGTCGGCTACGGGTCACTGGAGAACTGCCGGGTGCTGTACGCCGGGCAGATCACGAAGCCTGCGGTTGTCCGCGAGGGGCTGGACTTTATTCTTGAGCTGACCTGCGACGACGGTGCTACCGCGTACCGGGATGCGTTTGTGAACGTGACGCTGGCGGCGGGCAGCACGCATGAGGATGCGATTGCACACTGCGCGGGGGAAATGACCGGCATCACGCCGGGAAATATCGGCCTGCCGGCTGACGTGACGTTTACGCGTGCGAAGGTCTGTTACGGCCCGGCCCGGCACGTGATGACGCAGGTGGCGAACCATTACGGAGCGGACTGGATGATCCAGAACGGGGAACTGCACGTGCTGCACCCGGATTACTGCCTGCCGGGTGAGGGAGCGCTGCTGAACGAATCCGGCGGCATGCTGGGCAGCCCGAAACCCACCGATCGCGGTCTGGAGGTGTCCTGCCTGCTGCGCCCGGAAATCACCGTGGGCTCGCTGGTGCGGGTTGAGTCGATCGTGGCGGACTACAACGGCGACTACAAGGTGGTGGCGGTGAAATCAGAGGGCGACACGCACGCGTCCCGCTGGGGATCACGGCTGACGCTGGTGAACGGGAAATTTAAGCAGGCGAAGAAGCTGAAAAAGAGGAAGAAAAAAGATGAGCACGCTTAGCCGGGACACGGCCTCGCTGGATTCGGTCATGGCAGCGGCGGCGGATGATTTATCCGCTCGCCTGCGCGTGGCCATGCCCGCCATCGTGACGGCGTTTGATGATAAACGTCAGACGGTGACGCTGCAGCCGGCCATTGCCGGCACGGATGAGAACGGCGATGCCATCACGCCGACGGTGCTGGCCGACGTGCCGGTCAAGTTTCCGCGTGGCGGGGGCTTCGCCTTCACCTTCCCCGTGAAGCCCGGCGATGAGGGCTGGGTGCTGTTTGCCGATCGCTGTATCGATAACTGGTTCAGCAGCGGGCAGGTGAGCCAGGCGGCCGAGCACCGCCAGCACGACTGGGGCGACGGCGGATTTCTGCCCGGTTTTTCCAGCCTCACACGGGCTATCGGCAGTTTCCGCAACGACGCCATCGTGATGCGTCAGCTTGAGGGCACCGGATATGTGTCCATCGACACCGGCGGCAACGTTGACATCGATGGCGCAAAGCTGACGGTTCACTGCGAAGCCGAATTTATGAAGCCCGTCACGATAGATGACACGCTGACGGTGACCGGGGCCGCTGCGATGAACGGCGGCCTGTCGGCCAGTGGCGGCAGCGGGGCCGCGGCGAAGATTACCGGATCGGTTGAAGTCACCGGCGGTGACGTGACGGTTGACGGCATCGGCAGCAAATCACACCACCACACCGACAGCCAGAACGGGCAGACCTCGGAGGCGCAGGCATGAGGACACGACGGACTGACGGAGAGGGTGACTGGACGTTCGGGCGGGGCCGCGCATCCTACGCCAGCAAGTCTGAGTGCGTGCGGCAGAAGGTGAAAACCCGGCTGCTGTCGCTGAAGCAGGACTGGTTTCTGGATCTGGAGCACGGCCTGGACTGGTCCGGCAGCATGGCACGGCGGGGCACGCGCGTGAAGCTGGAGTCTGATATCCGCAGCTGCATTCTGCAGACTGACGGGGTGAAGGCGCTGACGGCGTTTGATTCGCAGTACGTGCCGGCGACGAGAAAGCTGACCGTGGCGGCGACGTTTACCGATATTTACGGGACAGAAAGCGAGGTAACAATCTGATGGGAACGCTGACGGACCAGGGGTATATCGCCGACCGGCTCGACGACATTTTTTCCGGCCTTGTGACGAAGTTTAAGAGCATCTATGGCGACGACATCCTGACGGACCCTGACGATCCGGACGGGCAGATGATCGGCATTTTTGCCCAGATGCGCGCGGACATTGAGGGCGTCATCGAGACGGTGGTGCAGGCGAACGATCCGGATAACGCCACCGGCACCTGGCTGGAGCAGAAGGTGGCCTTTGCCGGGCTGACGCGGCGCGGCGCGTCTTATTCAGTCATTCAGGATGTGCTGCTTGGCGGCACTGCCGGAAAAAGGGTACCGGCCGGGGCGACGGTGAGCGGGGGCGGCACGCAGTGGGTAACGCAGACGGATACCACGTTCGGGGCGGACGGCACGGTAAAAGCGGACTTCCGCTCAACTGAGGCAGGCCAGTTCAGCGTGGACGCCGGAACTAAGCTCTCCATCGTGACGGTGACTGCCGGCTGGGACTCGGCCACGACGACCGTGGCGGCCACGCCGGGCGAAAATGAAGAGACCGATCCGGAGCTGCTGGCGCGGTTTTATAAGTCGCGCGCGCGGGCCTCGTCGAACTGCGTTGACGGCACGCTGGGTGACATCGCGGGACTGACGGGCGTTACCGACGCGGTGGCGCTGGAGAACCGGACCGATGAGACCGACGCCGACGGCGTGGCACCGCATACGGTGAACTATATCGTCGAGGGCGGGGACAACGCAGCCGTGGCAAAGGCCATCTATGATAACTGGCCGGGAACGGGCCTGCAGGGCGCGGTATCGGTGGACGTGACCCGCCGCAGCGGTAAAACCGTGCCGATAGCCTTTGACCGGCCCGCGGCGGTAGATATATCCGCCATCATCAAAATCGGACGCCGCGAAAACTTCACGCACGTGGATGAAGACACCGTGAAGGCGGCTATCGTGGGGCTGGCGTATAAAACGGGTGACTGGGTTTACCGGTCAGACGTGAGCGCGGCGGCGGGTAGCGTCACCGGCGTCTTCGTGCGCGAGGTGCTGCTGGCGCGCTACGGCAATACGCCGGCGGACGTACTGTCGGTCGCGATCGGTGCCCGTGAAAAGGCCCGGTTTCTGACGACGGGCATCACCGTGCAGGTTATTGAGGACACCAGCTCATGACAGGCTATGCAGACCTCCTCATTTCACAGTACGTCACGAAACCGAAAGCCCGGGCCACCATTCAGGCGCTGGCCGATGACATGGCGCGGTCATTCACCGGGGCGCTGTCGGTCCCGGACATGCTCGACATTGAGCATGCCGGCGGGGTGAACCTCGGCATCATCGGGAAAATAACGGGGCAGGACCGCGTGCTTAACGGCGCGGTGGCGCGGGAATTTTTTGCCTTTAAAGGATATCCGGATACGCGGGGCTTTCAGACTGGTAATGCGGGTGGTTCGCCCTGGTACCGTCACGGTGACACCACCAGCGCATCTGCCACGCTGACTGACACCGAAATGCGCACGCTCATCCGGGCGAGATGCATCAAAAACTTCTCAGGCTGCACGCTGGACGACCTGGAGCGCGCCTGCGAACTGCTGTTTGGCGCTGAGCGCTGTCAGGTTGATGTGATGGGGCCGTGTCACTGGCAGATAACCACCACCGGTACGGAGGCCTTTGTGCTGTTCTGCGCGAAATCGCTGGACGTGCTGCCACGCGCGTCAGGCATGAATTACACCTTTGTGGAGAAATAAAAGTATGGCAACAGGAAAACGACCCGACGGGGAAGTATTCGCCTCAGGAGCAAATGAGGGCGAGGTGCTGGACTTCCCGGCAATATCACGCGGCTGGGGGGTAACGACCGACGGTAAGGACGGGAGCGGCAATAAAGTGACCGACCCGACGAACGGCATCCCGCCGATGGAGTGGTTTAACGCCCTGCAGAAACGCACCGATGAGGCTATCCAGTGGCTGCTGCAAAACGCACTACCCGACTGGGCGGCGGGCACGTGGCCGGCGGGCGCAGTGGTGGTTAACGGCGGCGTCGTCTGGCGGGCACAGAAGGAAACCGCCACCGAACCGGCAGCCGATGCCGGCGACTGGCTGGCGCTGTTTCCGGTGGCAAATCTGGACAAGCGTTATCTGAATGCGGATAAAAACCTGTCCGATCTGACCGACACTGCTAAAGCCCGGAAAGCCCTTTCGCTCGATAAGGTCGGTAACTGGAATGCAGTTCAGGCCAATGGCGGGCTGCACTCATCCGGTAATCACCACATTTATATTGACTGGGGTGGTGATTCTAAATTTCACGGTACAGTGGACTCGACAGATGTAGGCGAGTTTTTTACCACTCAGAATCCACCCACTGCAGCCCAGGCTGGTGCCGTTCCAATGAGCGGTGGCGCACTTAATGAAGAAGCCAGTCTATCAGTCATCTCTTCAGTAAAAGACGGTGCTTCAGGCCAGTCGCTTTACGGGCCGCTTTTTCGCTCCTGCATGAAGGGCCGGGGCGGAGACGGTGACTTTAAAGATGGTGGCTCTGTTGCCTTCAGGATAGTCGAGGTCGTCAGTAATTATGCCTTTGCTGAAATCCTTTTTGACGGTTACAGCAGCATACAGTCATTCCAGTTCCGTAATGACGGCACAATCAGATCGCCCGGCTCGGTTTATGCCGGTGGAGCGTATATTGCGACTGATGGCAACATTTACGGCTCGGTGTGGGGCGGGTTCCTGAATAACTGGATTGCGGGTCAGATTTCGGCAGGTATTAATAACAATAATAGCGGATGGGTGCTGCCGAATTTTCAGCTAAAAAATACAGGCAGTCCTGGCGGTGGATGGTGGAAGGACTCAGCAACAGGATTGATAATTCAGGCAGGAACGGTTGCTGTGCCTGTTTCGGGCAGTACAGGCAGTGCCTCGTTTTCATTTCCACTGACATTTCCAAACGGTGTTGTGTCTATTACTGGCAACGCTGCAGACCAGGCGTCATCGGCTGGATATGTTGCCTGCGCTGCATTCCAAAACCTATCTACCGCTGGCGCGCACGTTCTGGTGGACACCAACGCCTCACGAAATATGGATCGAACGCAGTATGTTCGTTACATTGCCTACGGAGTTTAATTAAATGGACGAGCTATATTATTATAGTGCCCTGACTGGCGGTTTTTATCGTGAATGCGATCGGGATATTTATGAGGCATCTGCAAACGGGTGGCCCACAGATGCGGTTATGGTTTCGGTTGATGAATATAAAACACTTTTTGACGGGCAGGCTAGTGGTAAAATTATCGCAGCAGATGACAGTGGCAGACCTGTTTTAACAGAACCCGCGATTAACTGGCAGGCGAGGGGTGAGCAACAGCGCCAGAACTTGCTAACCACTGCCAGTGAGGTAACAGCCGATTGGCGAACAGAATTACAACTGGGCATGATCAGCGACGAGGACAAAGCAAGCCTGATTGAGTGGATGGCCTACACTAAAGCGCTGAAATCACTAGACCTCAGCAACATTAGTGACGAAGGATCATTGGGCCTGATCGCGTGGCCGAGCAAGCCCGTAACTTAAAGTTGCCGCCATTTCTAACGGCCTAACTTATCTTATAAAAGTGCTTGCTTGTTACATTTGGCAATGAGTTTATTTCTTATGAGGTTGCAAAGATTAGTTTCAAAGAGTTTATAGAATATAAGCGAAAATAAAACCGTAAGGGTCAGTGCTAACAAAAATGCTATCAGGCCTGAATGTAAACCGTGATAGTGGCGGGCTATAATTTTTCTGGCTATTGATAAGCCGTGTGGATGCATCAAATAAACAGAAAACGATAAAGTGCCAATCGAGATTAAAAGTTTAGGAGCTTTGATTCCATACTGATATTCATAACTGGTAAGTGTAAGTATTAAGAAAAAAGAGGCTGAAAAGAAATCATAATTACCGTTTCCTGGATTGCTGCCGAAGCTTAAAGCAATATATGTAAAATATAGGGCGGCTAGTGATACAGCTGCCCTGCCAACTATTCTTGAGTAATATAGTCTGAAGTTGATTGCAATGTATCCGACAATCAGACCTGCTAAAAACTCTAACATCATCCCGTTAGTTATTAATGCTAGGTATCCGTGATAGCCATAGTTAATTTTCGGCAATAAAAAGCCATAACCATGGGTGATGAAAGGAAATAAGACAGAGCAAGAAATAATTAATGTGATAATAAAGTACTTATACTTTCGAAAAATCAAGGAGAAAGAACAGATGCTATAAAAAACGAATTCATAGTTAAGCGACCAGCCAACAAATAGTCGCGGGTAACCGAAAAAGGGGGCGGGTTGCGTAATGTCAGCAGGAAGGAAAGTGAAGGCATGCAGAGCTAAATACCATTTATCCCATGAGTTACCTGCTATAAAAATTGTCGCAATGACATATGGTGGAACAATACGGCAAAGTCTCTTTGTGAAAAAAACAGTTGAGGATTTAAGTCCGCCACTTTCGTTTACCGTAACATAATAAACAATAAATCCACTTATCATAAAAAACAGGTCAACCCCGATTGCACCCTGAGCAAAAATCCAGCTAGCCAGAGGAAAATATGATGCTAAATCTGTTCTAAAATGAAACATAACCACCAGCATGGCGGCAAGGCCACGAAGAGCCTGGATAGATTCGAGTTTGTTGGTGTTTTCAGGCATGGCTCAATCCTTTGCGGAGTTTCCTGTATTGAAAAAGCCTTGGCTCATTCATTACAGATAGTCCTTTATGTGGTTCGAAGGGAGAAATAAAAGAAGGCTACCAACGAAGCGCTTTAAATCGTTGGCAGCCACTGAGGCATGGTCAGCACGAGGATAAACAGGAATTGCCTCAAAGCAACACAACATCACGAGACAGCATACAAACTTGAAAAAAAACGCCCGGAATAATGGGCGTCACCGAATACCGATGCAATTAGCATTGAACTTATACAGATGTGTCGTGAGGTCGCTCTCACGAAAGGGATTATGGTTTATGGAAGTGCAACCATGGATAAACGAATAAGTTTTATGATTTTTATTTTTTGATAAATATCAATTTATGCTCAGTATTTGAAACGGGAGTTAAAAATTCCTGTTTGGCTGGAAAAAATTGCAATGCTGTTTTAATTGTGTTGATAAGCGCTCAGGCTAAATAGGATAATGTTAACACTGACTCTGTGCGTTATGACCTATTGCATATTCATATGGTTTTTCTTCGCATGGTATGCAGACTGCATGTTTTCGTAGGTTTAACTCATGAAAAAAAGCTCGTTCAAAATGTTGGCGGCAGGGTGGTTTTGCCTTTATATAGTGTTGCTTTATGCAATCTATCATCAGATTGCTCTTATGCTGTGGTAATGTCTAACCTCAAGGCAGTACACGATTTTTAAGGTATAAACGCCGGTGCTCAATCTTAGTGCCATCAGGCAGGATGCAGTATCCGGTTCTACCAAAAAGTCGTTTTTCATAAGACAGGGTTCCGCCCTGTAGATGGCAGTAACGGTCTGCAGAGCTTTCATATTTCATAGGGGCGGAACTACAGGCAGTAAGCATGACCAGACAGGTCATCACGTTAAACCATTTCATATCTTCGCTCGATTTATTTATGAAGTAAAATATAGGATTTTGGTCAGTTATTGTTCAGAGATTTTCTGACCAGTCTTGTGCCATCACGGGTGATTCTGAGCCCTGTAGCTGAAACAGCATCCCTTCCCATGATTTTAACTATCGCAGTCTTTTCTATGCTGCCTTCTGAGATTAATTGCCTGACGTTAGAGACCAGACCTTTGTTATGAGGATTGCCGAATTCTTTGCGGACTTCATCTTCACTCATCGTCCGCGGATAAATACGGAAAAGATATTCGAGAATACCCCACTGGGATTTGTCAGAAAAACTGGTTTTCATTGCCACTCCATGTGAAATCACTTTTTTGCGGATTTTAGATCATTTGAAAGCAACAGTTAGTCAATGACGCACATTGAGAAGGCGAGTGTTGAGCATTGGTTGTGTAGGAATGTGGTTAATAGATTGGCTCTGATGGAGCGGCCAGCGGGAATCGAACCCGCATCATCAGCTTGGGAATCTGAAGTAATGCCATTATACGATGGCCGCGAAATGGTGCCGATTACCGGAATTGAACCGGTGACCTGCTGATTACGAATCAGCTGCTCTGCCATCTGAGCTAAATCGGCATGGTGGCCCCTGCTGGATTTGAACCAGCGACCGGGCGATTATGAGTCGCGCGCTCTGACCACTGAGCTAAGGGGCCGGATGCTGCGGTGCCGGGTGCCTCCCGGTAGATCGGCAAAGCCAGACCGACCCGCTTAGTATTCTGCACTTTCAGCTTAAGCCCCGCCGCATAGGGGGATTCACCGCAGCGATAAAAATATAAACTCAAATGATTAAATGAATTTTAAATCAAGGCTTAAGCGGAGAGGCGAAGGCGAAAAAAGTTGACTGATGACAAGTCAAGCTATGGGAGCTGTTAACCGGAAGCCATGAACGAAAATTGAGCATCATCATAATATATTCCGGTTAACCAGCACTCAAAGAATTTTATACAATTACTTTACTTAGTAGTTGTTGTAATTTATTAACTTCGAGTTTTGTGAACGGCTTCTTGTTGGCTATCTCATTAATTACTAAACGATAACCGGAGAATTCTAAATCAGACACTGGAGGGACATCAATATTTATATGACCGGCAGAATTGACAGGAACAACTAATGTTACGTCTTCATCATCCACCGGACCGAATGTTATGAATTGTACTGAGTTTGGATTAACGAAGCAGTGACCTGAACACTTTGCGTTTCTGAGTGTAAGTATAACTATTGAATCTGGAGTTAGATTAGTAATGGTTAGCCTGTCCCATTTTTTTACAATTAAAATATCATTTTTAATGGCAGCGTTACCATCGGCGCTAATTAAATTGTACTGTGACAGGTCGGTGCCGTCTCTAAAAGAATAATCGCGGATTTCAGTGTTTTTTAGAAAGTTAGATAATTTTTCCATTTCTGTTCTCAT